AGGCTCCATCGTTCCGGTCAAGTGCGAGATGTCTGGGTCTATATCCTACTCGCCGAGAAGACAGTTGACGAAAAGATCTGGGCAGCACTGCACGACAAACGAGCAATTTCCGACATAGCGATGGAGGCACTGAAATGATTACACTAACCCGCGAGGAAGCGCAGCAGGTACTGGATGCGTTGGAAAACTTAGCGAGCATGGCGGGGGCGGCATGGACTACGGATAACCCAATCGAAACCCTCCGCGCCCGACTTAGCGCACCTGAACCGAAAGAATTTACGGACAAGGAAAAGATTGTGTGCGACATTCTTTGTTCTGATGAAACCCCGCCAAACAGTCAGCATTGGGAAGGGTTTGTCGCGCAGAAGATAGTGAAAGCATTAGCGCAGCCTGAGCCAGAACAAACAGATGAATCTTGTTTATTTCATTACAGAATTCAGAAAGCGCAGCCTGAACCGGAGCCGGTGGCGTGGGGAATTGCTAATACAAGACCGACAGAAAAGCATCCTCTGATGATGGTCATGACTTACAAACCAGAGCCTTCGTCGCTGGTCGTTCCACTCTACACCGCCCCACCACAGCGCAAAGAATGGCAGGGGCTGACGGATGAGGAACTTTTGGCGTGTTACAGCAATCGAGGTAACGTATTTTATCGCGCCATCGAAGCCAAGCTAAAGGAGAAGAATGCGTGATTGACCGACCTATCACAACCGATCAACTTTACTTCCGCGATCCGGACCTAGACCCACCGCCACGGGCGTGCAGTTTGCTGTTGTTGAACCCAGGCGGCGTCTTGATCGTTGGCAACTGGACGGATGACTGCTTGGGCTGGTGTCCGAAGCCGAAGATTCCAACAAGCATTAAGAAGAAGATGACAGGAGGCGGCGTATGCGCCGACTAGATTATTGGAAAGCCAAACTTACCGCAGCGCGAACAGAGGAACGACAGCGCCGCAAAGAATTAAACCAAATGGCGCGGGCATTCGAGCGTGCGCTGGAACAAGTGGATAACATACAGAAAAGGATAGAGCATGAAAAAGCTAAGCTGGCGCGCGCTAAATGACAAAATTGCGTTGCTGTCTGAGGATGAAGTATTCGCGATGCTCACACATGAGACGCTGCATGAGCGCCGCAGCTCCCACCTGCAGCGCCTGCACCAGCGCTACTGCGCCCTGCGTGACGCCCGCGAGCGGCTGGAGATCATGGCAAAGGCGGTACGCCCATGAAATGTCAGCAGTGCGGCAGCAAGACCCACGTTGTAAACACAACCCAGCAGCCAGGCGGCATTCGGCGGCAACGCAAGTGTGATTCATGCAAGAACAATGCCTACTCAGCCGAGGTATGGATAGCAGGCAACGTTATGGTGGGGAAATCGATTTATACTAATGACGAGGTAGCGTTGATAAAAAAGAAAGGCGTCGACGCTCGCCGCGCAAATGAAGATAGGAGGAAAGACGATGCTTTATAACGGTAAATTTGTTAGAACCTACGAGACAGTAAAACCCGCGCCGTATGACACAGGTAAGGTACGTATTGGTGAGTTCTACACGCCACCTTTATATCAACGCGCATCAACACCTGAAGAGCGTTTCGTGCAGGACATCGTGTTGGGTGATAAGCCACAGCGCGAGTCGCCGGTGGTTAAATTCTTTGGGAGGTTACTGAGCGTATGAAAGAACTTGTCTACATCTATTACATCGCGATCGTCATTGCAACGATAAGTTTCTTGGCCTTCTTTGCAGAGCCGCCTAGCCGGCCAACAGCGGCTGAGTGCGGGATCGCGGAGATAATCCCCGACATGTCGCCGCAAGACCGTGCGGTGTGCCGCCAGCTGCGACAGCACCGCCTGTAATTACTTCTGCTTTAGGGTTTCGTACTGGGCGTGGCATTGCTTGAGGAGGGCGCGGAGCTGATCTGCTCTGGCAGCCTCCCCTGCAAGAAATTCTCCATCCTCTTTAGAAAGTCCTGCTCCAGTACAGCTGGTGGGGGCGCATCCAGCGTTGGCGGTGTCGGGCACGGCACTGGCAACGGTGGCGGCGCGACTCGGGCGGTCCCGCAGGCTGTTAGTAAGAGCGGTAGCGCGAGCGTTAAGATCACGGATCTCACGGTCTTTTTCCTTTCTCAGTTGGTCGGCGCCGGCCTGCAACGCCTGCTCTTTCTGGCGCGCGACATCTTGCGCGGCAGCGTAGGCGGCGTACTGTTCGGTCTTTTCCTTGTCCCAAGCCTGCTGAACTTCAGCCATGCCAAGTTCGTGACCCTTGTACAGACCGCCTGCGCCGGCAGCAGCTACCGCCAGCGCAGCGCCTAGAAGGAACCAAGGATTCATTTGGGTGGCACTTTTGTGCCGTCCAACTTCTTATGAACCTTGACCATCTTGCACACCTCAACCTCTTTGCCCTTTTGCTTCTCTTTGTGGCAGACCTTCTTCGTTTCAGCAGCAAACAGAACCAGCGGCACGAAGGCCAGAATCGCGATTAGGGTTTTCATTCGTCTCTCTCCGGATGGGGTGGTTGAACAGGTGCAGCTTTGCCGCCGTAGCCAGCGACAGCAGGCTCGCCCTCAGTACGCACGGTAGTCACCGTAGTGGTCACTACCGGCTTTGGTGGCTCTGGCTCTGGCTTACTGAGGTTAGGTGGTACGAACTGTGGCAGCGCTTCCTTGCCTTTGACGGCGATTAGCGTGGCCAGCGCGCCCAGGATGTACTTGGACATGTCGGAGAGCAACAGGAAAAACTGCTTGTCTGCTGGCGCCATGCCGGACATAGGTTGCGTCACAAACACAACCGAATACATTGATAGCGTCGCCATCATGCCCAGGATTGCGCAGAACGTGATGCCGATGGCGAACTTGAGATACGCGTTAAGTTGTTCTTCGGTTAAATGAATCATGGCTTGGCCTTCTCAGGTTGAGTTACATCGTCAGGACAGGTGCCGGTTGCAGTGCAAATGGGCGGCTTGCACTCTTTGGTTTCCCAATTCGCGGGGTCTTGACACGGGTAGCGGAACCGATCACTACACGCACTAAGCTCCCAGCACATGCAAAGCATGAGCGTAATGTTTTTGACGATCTGCGAGTCCAATGGTTCCTCCGTTAATCCGCTTAGTCATAGTCAAGATGTCGCCAGCATCTGCCAGCTTGTTCAAGCTCGTCTGCTCCCAGTACCAGCAGGCGCTCTGCGCTGCGCCCTCAAAAGTCTGCATGTACTCGGCAGCCGCCTCTGGCGTGATCTCCAGCGACGACGCGAACCAGAAATAGTTGTCTTTGCCGGTAACCTGGATGAGACCTCTGCCCTTGTACCGGGCGCCGTCACCGGACGCCTCGTCGCCGTTGCCCATGCGGTTGGCATAGACGCGGTTGGCGATCTTGTCGGGCTGACGGGCGTAAGCGTTGGCGGTAGCGTCGTCGGGGAAATACTTGGCAAACGTTTTGCGCAGCCCTGCCGCACTGTAGTTCAGATTCTCGGTCAGCCAGACGAACCCGCCCGACTCATGCCCGCATTGCGCCATAAACGCTGCGATGCGTTTGGGGGTGGTGATCTCGTACTCAGCAAGCAAGGTCTTGCCGCCCAGCTCAGTCTGCTTGCCGAACAAGGCGTCGTACCACTGCTGTGGGTATTTGGTGTTGGGGACTAACTGCTTAAATTGCTGCAACGTGATCATTCTTCACCCCTCATTTCCCGTAAAACTTTTAGCCGTAACTCTTTCATCTTGCGGGTTTCGTCCGCCGCGCGATGCAGCGCGTTGTTCATGTCCATGTACATCACACCCATGACGGGCAGGGCGATCACTAACACAAAACACAAGACCACCACGGCGACGAGTAGAGCCCACGGTACGTCTGGCTCATTCGAAGTAGGAGGAGGGCTCCGACGTACCACGCCACGACGAAAAGGATTGCTCCAACCCATACCGCTTCTTCCTTCCGTTTCCTTCTCAACCTACGTTGCCGTGCGGCTTCAATCTGTAGTTTCGCAGTCTCACGCTTATGCGCTTCGTCCTGCTCAATAACGATCTGCTTCCACATCGCTTCGTACTTGGTCCACAACGCGCCCAATTCGGGCGGTGCCTTATAGACCATTGTCTCGCGCAGCTCCGCCAGCATGGCGTCTAACCTTGACCGGACGATGACACGCATTAGCGCCCGTTTGCCGATCGATTCCGTACCTGTGTAGACCTGATGCGCCTCTGCTTCCTGCTGAATAAATACCTTGCCGATCTTGTCGTACTCGTCCATCAGCACACCAAGGTCATTACCTATGTTGATGAACACATCGTTGGGGTCAGCCCTGCCGATCTCCTGAACCCGCTGTACTTCTTCGTTGTACTGGATTTTCTGCGCGTTGGTCGGGTTTTGAATCTTCCCGAACTGCGACTTCAGATCATCCAGTACATCCTTAACCTCGCCTGCGGCGCCCTTGATGTCCTTGTAGAGCTGACATCCCTTCTTGACTGCAGCCACTGCCGCGTTGGCTGCGGCCAGAAGGGTAAGCGGGTCAATTTTATTCCTCCATATCGACAGGCTCGACTACAGGCACCGGCGCTTCGGAGGCGCCAGCACGATAAGCGCCTCGGGTTGCACCCGACGTAATATTCGCTGTTGCTTCAGAAACCCAATCCAAACCGTATTTTTTGCCGATTTTTACCGCTTCGTTAATTTTATTTGTATCAAACGCGCCTTGTTTATTCGGTAAAGTTGCGAAAATCTTTTGTGCGTCGACAGGGTTTAGCAAGATAGCTTTAAGCTTTTCTTCCGTAGACCTAGCCACGCTGCCAGCCCACCACTTACTAAAGAGCGACGTTATGGCGTACAGTTTTCCCGATACGGGGTTATTAATACGCGAGAGAATCATCTCAGGTGGAATGCCCGTCATCTCTTCAATCGGCGTTTTTGGTATCGTTTCACCACGGAACGACACGTTAGATGGATCCCGGTTCAAGCGTTGGGATACCTCTACAAAATCGCCAACTTTCTGCGCGTAGGTTGGGCCGAAGACGCGGTTGAACACAGCAGCTCTTGTCCGGTCAGACAGCATGGCTTTCGGATCGCTGGCATTAAGCAAATCGTCCAGCATGAACGACCGTACTGCATTGACGGCGTCTTTATTGGCGCCGTACTGCGACATGAACTTGTTTGTGTAGTTAATGTCGCCGTACAGCTTAGATACCAAATCACCCGCGTTAGCAAAGCCGCCTTCACGAACAACTTGGTCGCCGGTCACACGTCGGAAATTAGCTTCCAGAGCCGTGCGGCGGTTCATCAGTTGTTGCACGTCATTGACCGATCCACGCAATTCCGCCTCTAAGCCTGGGATTGACGTCATCTTAGTTGCGTTTTTCGCCAGCCACTTATTAGCCGCTTTCGGGTCAAGAACGCCGTCTTTCAACGCTGCCGTAGTGAAGCTATCGTAGAACGCGTCGCGTGCCAGACGTTCGCCCTCGGCGCCCGTTGCGCGGATAAGTTCATCGACGTTTGTGCGGTTACCAATTAATGCTGGCGCGATCTGCTCCACAAACCGTTTACGGTCTACGCTCTTTATCGTCTCAGCGCTGTACGGCAAACCAACGCGCTGCAAATACGCGTTATCCGCGTTGCGGTAGGCGTTGACAAACTCGGGGTTGAGATTGTCGATATGACCCGACACTTTTTCTTTCAACATGGTCAGGAATCGAATCTGATCCGTGTTGTTAGTCGTGCGCAGATCCGCGTTGATGCGACGCTTCAACGAATCTAACGCTTCAGGACTAACGTCCGAGAACTCCATGCCACCAGGCGTGGCAGGCGTACCTTCTGCCGTCAAAATACGGCTAGGTTCCGTAGTGGTGGGGCGGAATCGTTTTTCAACTAAACCGTAAAGCGTGGGGAACTTATTAAATATTTCCCTGTTGGTTTGGCTGGTAACAAACGAATAGATGTCGTCTACCGCCGCTGCAGGCAGCACGACGTTATTCTTGGCGGCCAGATCGAACGCTTCTTTGTACAGTGGCTTAGTAGATTCGCGAGCTGCTTTCTCTTTTTGGCCAAGCAAGGTTTCTACTCGCGTGCCAAACGTGGTCGGGTCGATTGATTGGCCTTGATAGGCGTCAGCAATTTGCTGATCCAAACTGCGAACTTGTCGCGCCACCGACTTTTCAGTGGCTCTAGCTTGCGCAGCAGCGTCAGCACGGCTTATGCCAGTCAAGTTGACTTGGCTAGGGTCACCGAACAAACGAAGCTGGTTCTGGCGCAAAGCGTCTTTAGCGGATTCAAACTGCGAACCGTATAGCGCTTGAAACTTAGGGTCGCGCGAAGATAGGTTCTGGATAAAACTGTTGATGACGGGGTTGTCCATCAACAGCGCGTTCAATGGCAGCTGCACGGCCGGCGCGCCAGGCGCTTTAAGCGACACGCTCTGCTGCGCCTTAGACGCTTTTTCCAGCACAGTCATGAAGTTAGGATCGGCAGCGGCAGCAGCGGCAAAGATATTGTTGATACGCGTATTGACGTCGCGCATCATCTCGTCTTGCGGCACGGTGCCGGTCAGATCCTTAACTTTTTTGTTGGCAGCGGATAATACGTTACCCGTTAAGTCGGCAAAACGACGACCTTGCCCCATGCCGTAAGCGGTAAGGCCACCGCCCAACATCCCACCTACAAATTCACCGCCGGGAAGACCTGTCGCGCGCCCTGTCTCAACACCAGTTTGCGCGCCCATACCAATACCAAATTGTTCGACCGGCGCACCTACAACACGCGCAACTGGGCCGCGAAACAGACCCGTGCCGCCGAACATATAGCTAAACGGATCAGTCACTGCCTGAACACCACCACCAAGAATAGCTTCGCCGGTAGTTGAAGGCTGCACGCCCGTGCTACCCAGCATTTCCATCAATGGTTTGCGAACAGCCGCCTCACCCTGCGTGAATGCTTCTCCAGCTGTAGCAAATCTTGGCCGTTGCTGATTAACATACCCACTAGGGTTGATTGGGTTAATGCCGTAATTAGCTAAGATATTCCCGAGGCCAGATAGGAACGATGGCGTATTAGTTAAACCACGACGCGCTTCTTCTGCAACTAAATCACTTGTATTCGGCGCAAAAGGTTGACGACGTGGGCCAGCCAACGCTTGTTTAGCCTCATCTTCCGTAATTAGGCCGTTCTTAACCGCAACACGCATAACTTCTGTCTGCGTCGTGCCCTCGGGTACATCCGGTATTATTACGCCGTTAGGCAAAACTACGTCCATTGCGGGCTCCTATTGCTTTAATTGGTTCCACGGCACAGCTTTTTTATCCCCGGCGCCCGCCGCTGTGTCAGGGTTTAAATCGGGGAACTCAAATAAATCTTTTATTTGTTGATCCGTATATACCTTAGTGCCGTCATTGAAGGTGGCGCTTCTAGCTAAACGTTTTTGCCTATCTAGCGTATTTGTGGCTTGTTTTCTAGCTACTTTACGTATAGCTAGTAAGGTTTTTTCTACTGCATCTAATGTTGGGTTTCCAGGCGTACCAAAAACAACTGTACTGGTTTTATCTCTAATTGTTCCCCACAATGATGGATCACCACCGGCATTCCTAATGTCGGTGGCGCTTAACGTAGAATCACCCAGAGATTTAGCAAGTTGAACCCGCGCGGCGTTAAAAGCTGCTGGGTTGTTATCCTTTTTAGCCAATGCTAACGTAGCTAACGCGGAGTCCACAGTAGTCACAGTGCGTAACTGCGGTTCAACTGTGTCGCGTATAGCTTTTTCAGTTTTAGCAATGTCAACAGGCTCTTTTGGAAGCACGTTTTTAACTTCAACTTTAGGTGCGTTTATGCGTCGTTCAGCGTCAACAATTTTATTCACAGCTTTTTGTTCGTTTTGATCTAAATCATCAAACCGCTTTCCAAACTCGGCTCTAGCTGTAGCTTCACGATCTACACCATACGCGACGTCTTTGGCTTCCTCAACTTCGCGTTTTTGTTTTTCCCGAACTTTTGTTCGTTGTATAGGTGTTAAGTCAGTATAAGGTTTGTTAAAGTCTTCTAACGAAATTTCATTAAGCGCTGCGCTAACAGTAGGTGTTTTGTCTTCGCGTTTGTTTTCCAAAAATTCAATGTCTTCTTGAAGATTTTTCCACTGGTCTGAATCTTCAGGTAGGTCTTTCTGCCTATCTTTTAGACTGCGTATTTGTTTACCTACACGCACGCGTTCTGGCTCAGTAACTTCTTTTGCGGGAGCCACCGCATTGATAAGCCTATCAACCCTAGCTACTTCCTCCGAGTCCGCGCCAAATATTCTTACCGCGTCATCTTTCTCTTTATATAGCTGACGTAAACTTTCAATTTTATTTTCACCACCTTTTTTCACTAGATTTTGCAAGTTAGCCGCAAATTTAGTTTTAAAATCAGCAGATTCAGTATCAAGCGTTGGATTTTCCGCAACAGTAAGTTGAAACGCGTTTTTATACTCTGTGGTTTCCGTTGACCCAGTGGCTTTTTGAGCTAGTTGCAAACGCTTTATTTTAGCGTCAATGGAGTTACGCTCCACGCCTTCAGGCAGAGCATCTCGCTGCACAGTCAATTTGCGAATTTCCTCAGCGATCTGTATGGCTTCAGGTACTTTTTCTCTTTCGCGCTGTTCAGCCAACGCTAGGTCACCCCTCGCCCTACGCGTGTAATCTGCCAGCGTCAGCGCCAGCTCTTGATCACCTGTTTGCGACGCGCGCTGGATACCAGCCATGAGCGACTCGGGGTCTGCAGGGTTGATCGTCTGCATGATCTCCTGCCGCTGGCGGATGCGCTGCAGCTGTGGGTCTTGCACACCTAACAGGCCAGTTATGCCGCGACCCAGCTGCTGCGCGCCCATAAAAACGCCGTAATTGGCCTGCTGCAATGGGCTAAGCCCCGCAAAATTAAACGCCCGTTGCTGTTCTCCGGCCTGCTGTTGCGCCATCTGCTGCGCCTGATATTGTTCAGGCGACATAAACAGACCTAAGATATCACTGGTTGCCATAACTTATCCTTAATTAAGGTCCAAGCTCACCCCAAACGCTTGGGGTTTGGTAATACTGCGGTGTATAGGGTGCGTACTCTCGTTGACTTGCCTGCCACGAAGCTAGGTTGCTGTAGTCAGCAGGTGTTAACTGACGCCCAAACAAGTTCGCTGCGCCGCTAGTCAACGCTGGATTACTACCAAACCCCATCAATGCAGCGGACATTGGGTCAAAATTAGCCGCTTGCGTTGTGCGAGCCGCGCTCAATCCGCCCTGCAGCAGTGACTGACCCACGTTGGCGCCCGCCGTTGCGGCACGACCGCCCAACTGAGCGCCGATGTCCAGCGGCTGTTGACCCAAGCTCTCCAACGTTGAGATGCCGCCCAGCGTGGTTGTGAACGGATTCAACGCGCCAGCGACGCCTGACTCGTAACCACCCAACAAACCAGCGCCTTGGCCAAACAGACCCGTGCCAAACGCCAGCTGACGCTGGCCTTCCTGTTGGGCTTGCGCTGCCAGCTGCGCATCTTGCTGCGCCAAGGCGTTGTAGTACGCTTCCAACTCAGGATTAGACGCGCCTAGCCCAGCACCACCGCCTGGTCGCATGCCAGTAGCGCCAACAGACAGGCCACCACGGCCGGTTTGGAACAGCTGGTTCTGCAGCTGCGCGTACTGACGTTCACGGCTGGGCGCCAACAGATCCATCTGACGCGCCATGTAGCGCTCGGCCACCTGTTCAGGCGTCTCAGCTAGGTACTGACCGCCTAGTTGAAACAGTTGCTGACCAGCCTGACGTAGCGGCGCGTAGGCTTGTGGCGCCATCTCAGCTTCACTCAGCCGCTGGCCAGCCAGCGTATCTAAGCGTTCTTGGTACGCGGCCAGACGTGGATCAATCTGATACCCAGCACCTGTCAAATTACCGCTGGGGTCAAATTGAAATTGACTCTGCCCAAACCGGGTAGTTACACCTACGGGGCGGAATCGAGCGGCATCCGCCGCGATGCGCGCAGCTTCTAGTTGCGCTGCTGCGGAAGTCCTTGCGGCTTTTTCTTGTGATTTTCCACCTAGAAAACCACCTAAAAGGCTGGCGCCGCCGCCGATAAGTGCTGCCGTTACTGGCATGTTAGTACCCCTTTATCAGAACTTCATCCACCTTGACTGGATCTTTTTCGTCAGTGGCGTGAATGCAATACCAAACACAATCTTCAATGGCTTTTATGCCATGTACCAAACCTGCTTTGACATCTATGCAAGCAGGTGCCTCAATAACTTCTATCTCATCGCCGATCAGCATGGCCACACGACCTCTAGCCAGAATAGACAAGTGGCTAAAGTCATGCGTGTGCTTCAAAATAGCTTGTCCTGCTTCTACACGCATCTCTTTGGCGTACATACCATCAGAGAAATGATGCGTAATCTGATGGTCTGGTAAGGTTTCGACAATCATGCTGTCCGCTTCCACATATAGACCGTAATGTACGGCTGGTAATTTGCGTTAGTGCCGCTAGAACCTTCTGTGCTATTGGACACAGAAATTCCGGTTGTTGCAGTTGTTGTGGTTACTGTCTGAGTCAATCTATCAGTACCGCCAGCCGCACCATTCCCGGTATTAGCAGATACAACTCCTATTGAAGTACTATGACTATGGCCAGGGTCCGTAACTGTAGCAGTATGCGTATGGCTTACTACAATCGCATTAGCAGAACCGCCAGTTTCTTCTGCGGTATCAAACAACGCGTTGCCAGCGTCCAAGCCAACCATAACGCGTCCGGCACCAAATGCTGTCCATGTACCAAATCCTAGCAACGTACCCGGATTGGTGCTGCTAGTTGCATTGGTATAGATAGAGCCAACTGGGTAAAGTGACTGTTTTATTGCATCAACAACATCTTGCACAAACGCAGTGGTAGCTATCTTGGTGCTATCGTCAGACGTTGACTGCGTAACAGCTATCGTGCCTGTCGGAAGCGTGGGCGTGCCAGTAAACGTGGGACTGGCAAGATCGGCTTTGGTCGCAACGGCCGTGGCGATATTGTTAAATTCGGTGTCAATCTCCGTGCCTTTAACAATCTTAGCCGCGTTACCAGACGCCAATGCGTCTTTGGCGGCGAAGTCCGTACTCTTTACATAGTTACTCACGTTACTCTCCCGTTTTTCGACAGAATCTCAATTTTTTGAATCGACAACGGCGAAGAATTGATGTCAGCTTCGTAGCCCGTTTGAACAATACGGCCAGTGCCCGTACCTTGCGCATATAGCGTCTGTAGTGCAATACCATCAGCATACTCCGCAACAGGAACCCCATTAGCGCCATATTCAGCAATGCCATATTCCGACACGCTTTGTGTAGGAATTTGCGTGTTTTGCGACAAATAGTTTTCGTTAAAATCAAAACCCCACTTAATGGTGATGTATTGATTTGTGCCACCAATCACAATCACACCAATGCGTTTTAGTATGGATGTGACGCTTTGATCACCTAAGTCACTATGATTCGTGTAGTACTGAAATCGATACTCAGCTGTATCATCCAGATACGTGCCGTATTTACCAATGTAGCCAGTTTGGCCTAAGAGCAAATCACCATTGCGACGCGACAACAAAGCCGACGGCGTAATCGACGTCCATTGCGTCACTCGCGCAGATCCATCAGGCAAGTAGCCACGCGTATCAAACACGTAGACAGACTGATTGGTCGGCAACGTCAGCAG